AACCTCACTACCAAGATCTGGACCTCTTGCTACATTCTGAATATGACCACAGTTGACATCTTCATCATTGTCAACGGTTACGATGTTTCCTTCTGAAGTAGGATGGGTATCAACAACCGTCTTACCCTCAAAAGAAGCAATCGTATCAGAATGCAAAACCTCTTCTTTAGGTCTAAGAACACTGTACCTTTTATGAGAGTCAAGTCCCCATGATTCTTGATACCCTGGAAGTATAGCAAGTTCACTTCCAAGGTACTCCTGAGTACCACTTCGACAGATTGGCACATTTTTACAGATTAAGTACCCTTCTGTCGTTAACTCCATATTAGGACTAAGAATTAGGCCATAATAGCGAGATCCTGTTTCTTTCGCCATGGTCTCTCCTATTCTTTATGTTCTTTACCTTCTACGGATCTTCTAGTCATTTCAGCTTGACCAAGCTCTTCTCTTCCAATTTTAGCGGCTAATCCTGCTGGATTAGTGACTCCTTTTTTGCCTGCTAATTTATGTTCAAGCTTACTAAACTCAGAATCTCCTTGCGGAGGAATCGCATTAGGAATAGCAGAATCTGGTTGAGTATGAGTAACTTCATAAGGAGGGCCAAAGTTAGTCATTTGAAAGGGAGAATCAGAAATTGAAACATGAAAAGCTACATCCTGAGGAGTTGGGTCAACCAGTGGGCCAGATGAAACTGCACTGTATCCACCTCTAATTGAAGCTTCAGGCATGCTCACACTGCGAGGAGCAGCCTCATTTCCCCATGGAATACTTTTTGGCATCTAGCTTCCTCCTTGCTGGTGAGGTAATGGAACCTTAACTTTAATAGATGGATCCTGATATGCTGAAAGACCTAGACCAGGAGCCGGACTAATTACAGCACCTGAGTTTCCACCACCATTCCCACCATTTAAAGTAGGATGGGCATCATGTACATTCTTATGCGGAAACTCACTAAACACGCTTTTTCCTGCATCCATACAAGCTCCTCAGTCTAGTAACTTAATGAACTGTCCTTTTGTAAGCATTCTAATCTGATTATCTACGTACACTCTAATCCTAGATTTAGGATCTTTAAACAGTTCATCTATGGAAATAATTGGAATAGCGTTGCATCTACAATTAGGACAGTTACCTGGAGCATAGTATCCTAAGTTAGCAGGTTGGCCAATTAATAACTCAGGAGAAGGTAAATCTCTCCAGAAAACTACAACACCTTCCATCTTCTTATGAGAGTGTCTAACTACGCTATCCTTAGACGTACTCCAAATGAAACAATGAAGGGCAAGATCATCTGATCTAGCCTCCGTAAGAGCTGAGTTAATTCTATGTGGATCAGTTTGAGCTAAAAGATTAACTCTTCTTACGAGATTAGTAACTACTTCTTTTCGAAGTATGTTTAAGCAGCCTTTTTCAGTAGCTCCTTGAGATCTAGCACACTCTATATCTTTAGCTATTTTCCTAGCTATTTTCTCAGGTAGAGTTCTAATATATTCAGAACTCATAGCTATTTGTAAGTTGACTGCTTGACCTATTGCTCGTTTCTTTGTTTCATGAAGATAAGGATAGACTCTAGTACCACCTGGTACTGTTCTAGCCGTTTCTCTCCAGCCAAAAACATTATGAACATTTATGTCTCTAACGAGAGATGTGGCGACCCTCTGAGACTCTAGCCTAAATTGAGGATCATTGCTTACGAAAGAAAATCTACTTAGCCAGCCATCTACCCCAGTTTCATCCATTACTGGAGTCTCTCGTTGAATTAACTGAAGTATAGATCTTTTATAAGCAGTCTCAAAGCGTAATGGGACATGGAATGGGGATGTAATCTTCTTTAATTGGGATGAAGTGATTGCCATAGTTTAACCACCACATGAATTCGTTCCATGATAGTTCCCTAATTGCTATGAAGATTCTATTACTCTGATTGTGACCCGCCATATAGTCAGCTAAGGCAGAGTTTCTATCCCCATATCCGAGCATGACTTTGTGTTCGTCGAATCTGGTCGTATCAGAAAGCTTGCTTTGATCAACAACGAAGACAATAGGGCTGTCGGGATGAGGACCGATATAACAGTCAACTTCATCATGATCAGCCCCAAGAAAGCCGTTAATGTACCCATAGTCAGTAGGAGAAGCGTTAGACCACCCCTTACCAGAACGAAGCGTCCCTTTAGGATACTCAACATAGCAGTATAAAGGACCTACCTTTCTGAAAGGTGGAGACATAACTCCTAAACTAACAGGAGGAAGCGAAAACATTAGTCCTCCTATCTAGGAAAAGGAAATGAGTGACCTAGTACGCATTGAAGAAGAAAGGCGGCTAATCCTAAATAAAACATCACTTCTCCAACATGAAGACCTTTCGGATTAGTTTGTGGATTAGCTAATAGATAAATGAGTAATCCAACTAAACAAACTACTAATGGAATATAAGTGATAACCATTGTTACTCCTCATGTACGGCGCAATCCCCATATTCACAGGCTACGCAAATAGCCTCATCTCTTGCTACTTTCTTTGGTTTTTTAGTAAGATGCTTTAGAGAATGTTGAACTGTTTGGCGAAGAGACTTAGAATTAGTAGAAGTTCCAGCACCTGCTGTTCCTCTATCACCACCCGATCCTCTAGTTCTTTGCACCTCATTAGGATGAGTGATTCTCTTACTCTTATGCCATTGAAGACTCTCTACGCCGATGGGCTTAGATTCTACAGGAACATTCTCACCTTCACGTGTTCCTTTAGGCTCTTTCTTGCCACTTTTAGCCTTTTCTCCTACTTCAACTCCTCCAGCTTCTTCTCCCTGTTCACCCATTTCAAATGGCTCATTTCCCATTAAAACTTCAGAAGCATAGAGATCTGGGGTACCGGCAATAGATTCTTCAGTAATATTAGAAAAGAGTCCGTTTGTACCACTTTGCTGAGCAAGTTCTTTTCTAGCTTCTTTCTTTGTAACAAGATCAGCGTTATAGGCCATCAAAACGGATTCAACTAGAGACTTTCCAAGGTCACTACGTTCTCTTTCACTAATCGCTCGAATAGGAGTCCAGTGGTAAGCTAGATCCTCAGGAACTTCACCGAATACCGACATACAAATAACAGGTAGAAGCTTATCAATAACTGGATTAGCTTCAGAAGTTCTTTTCTCCTCAATCATGTTATCATATAACTGAAGAGAACTTCCTCCGTTGTTCCCTAACTCACCACCAGAACCCATTCCACCTTCACGGCCAAACAAGACTTCATAAGGAATGCCTGTTGAAGCCGCTAGATCTTTCATAAACTCATGATAAACGTCTGAGATACCACCAAACCCATAGCTTTTACTATCTAGTTTACCATCTTTACCAAGGACCATCAAACCTTGGTTATTCATTTGTTCACTCATTGCCGCCATACGAGTAACAAATTGATTGTAGGCGTCATTTGAGCCACCTAAACCAGACATTAGGGTAGCAAGCTGAGGCTCAGAAATAGTAAGAACTTGAGCACGAGTAAGAAGTGAAACAATATTCCATGAACTATAATCTCTCTTTTTAAGCTCATCAAATATAATCTCAACCTCAGACATTCCCCAATAAAGCTCTACCTGCACTTCCCATTGAGGTAATTCACGACCAGTAAAACGAATAATGCGGCTATGGTGAACGTTAACATTTCCCGCATCCATGATGCAAGTATAGTAAGTTGGAAGACCGAAAGATTCTGGGTCGTTGATATCAGAATTGATCTCAGGACCAGGAATAATGCCGGACCAACGATCAAGAGCAATAAGACCTTTATAGGACCCAACTTCAACATCGTCCACCACCAGTGGCTCCATAAGGTCATCGTGACCATCGATGACCATCAGAGCAGCTGCGCCACCAAAGAGTCTTCCCCACTTATCAGCGCTCCGAAGCCTTTGTACAGTCTTAGTCTTTTGGATAACTCTATTAAACTCTGCAATTTCAGCAGGAGTAATTTCAGAATCTAGTACAGGAAAATTCTTAAACTTATCATTAGAAACAGAATCGATGATCTTGCGAACGATCCATGAACTCCTATAAAGACTAAGAATGAGCGGATACTGTTCAGTAAGACGAACTAATGGGTAGTTTCCTGTATTTACTAGATTAGGAGTTCCTGTACCAATTCGAGCTGGAGGGTTACTGTAGCTATCAACAGCTATAGGTGCCTGCTGAATGGCTTTCTTTGCTCTACTAGCTCTTGGCATCTCTTTTCCGATCTGTTAGCAAGTAACCCAACCAGTTCCATTGTACAGAACACCGCAGACAACCGCTCCTCCTCCGACATAAACTCCAAGATACGTAGGAGAAGTAGCATCAGATACAGTAGCTCTGGTTCCTGTCGGAGGAGCTACAGGTAATGGAGTACCGGCTACACTATAGATAATAGTTGATCTGAGTGATGGAGCAGCTATTGGTTCTGTAGCCGTAATTACTCCTACAGTAGTTTTCCCATCATCTAAGTGAGAGTTTCCAATAGCCTGAGCTCCACTAAACACTGGAATGTCGCCAGTAGTTCCAGTGCCTGTAATTCCAGAGCTTCCGCCACCTGATACTGGAGCACCATTATATCTCAGAGTTGTCCCATCATCAGTGAGAAGTGAAGGCTTAAGAATAGGGACTCCATTTTGAGGAGCATCTCCCTTAGGAATAACATTTGCAACTATCGTATCTACTGCAGCATTAGATCCTATCATGAGTATCTCCTTAAGCAGCTTCTGCAACTACAAGAATGTCGAGATTTCTCCACTCAGGAAATAGATAATTGATCGCGTATCTATCAGCATCCTGAGTATGATCATTAACTTTCAGAGGTCTTTCTTCTCCTCTGTCTGTGGCAGCCTTATCATCCCACGAGTAAAGACTCTTTTCACGTCTCCACTCGGAACAATCACTTCTAACTCGGCGATGGCCGGTGCTCTCGACTTCAGAGACACGATGGATTCCATCGAGAACTTCGTTATCTGCGTCAACAACCCAAAGTCCCCTTTTGGTAAGCTCGAGTTTGAAGGAAGTTGCTGTGGGGTCCACGACAATAACCGGGCGGTTTCTACCAATAACGCGTGACTCACTGATGAACTTTTCCATATCATCCGCATACTCGCCATCCGTCTTTTGTCTCATTTCCTTTACTGAGTTCCAATAATATTCCCTATCTAACCAGGCAATGCTTCCATCATCAAAATACTCAAGAAAGACACAAGGGTTATGAGTACCGTAGTCTACCGCAATTACATGCTGAGAGTAACCGCCACTACCGTATAGTCCTAACGGACGGTTGCCATCACCGTACAGGAACTTGTCACTCCAGCTGTCTTTATAGATAGCTCCCTCAGCCACCACCCAGAGTCCAAGGATGTAGCGCTGATAGTACACCCCCTTCTGAGAAGCGATAATCTGTCTCTTTGACTTTGGGTCAAGATTTGGGTTATCCTCCAGAGTAAAGTGTATGACTTCGAGGTCTTCCTCAAACTTGTCATTATGGATGACGTCTGTGAACAGGTAATGCTGCGGAGTTCCTGGGTTCGTCGTAGCATATAAACGCGCTCCCGGGGGCGACATGCGCATGAATAACTGCTTGGTAAAACTCTGAGGAAACTCTGTCCATTCATCGCAAATCGCGATGCCGATCGTCATTCCTAGAATCTGTTTGTAAGAAGCTTCATCCTTTGCTCCAATTACAAACCATTGGGTTCCAAAAATTTCGAGTTCACCTGTAGCCCGGTTGTAAGCATAGTTCTTTTTTCCAACAACCGTAAATAAGTCAAGGAGAATGTTTTTGTAGACAGATTGTTTCGTAGCTCCACAAATGACTCTCTTTCCATTGACTTTATAGAGGCATAAGTGAAGTATGAGTTTGGCATCCACAGCAAAGGTCTTTCCACTACGGACGCTCCCTTCAAGCAAGGTATATTTCTTATCTTTTGATGGGTGTCGCTTTACGAAGGCATGGGCTTTTGCCCCAAATTCCGCGAAGACAGCCATAGTCGATCTTCCAAACTGAGCATCTCTACCACTTGACCGGCTAATTTATGAGTAGAGTCTCCAAGAAAATTTAACTTTCCTTTAGTTACAAACAAGTGACAGCGAGGATAGCATCCCTCAGCTTTCTTATTAATTAAAAGTGAAGGAGAAAAAGTAGGATTCTGATAGTCTCCATTCCATATCCATGAGACTGGCTTACCTTCACTATCAGGCATAGTTCTACCATTTACCGCAACAGCATGACCATAGTTACAGCCAGGACAATGAAAACTAAGTAACTTTGGAGCAAGTTCATGTAGCCTTCCTACTTTAGGCATAAGGCCTCTTTTCTTCACAGCGACATTCTAACGTAAACGTCAGAATACTCGACCATATTTAAGCATAGGGCGGTGATCGGCGGCACCGCCCCAGCTAGGCGCCGGACATACACCCCAGGAAAAGCCCAGCGCTCTTACGCAACCTGACGAGTTCACGAGTCCCGGCAGGTTGCATCTTTCAGCGTGATGATCTATACTTATCCCACAAATACACCACCACGGTCGCCGCGCAGATAACTATAGCTATCCACCCGGCCTGTTCTCCAAGCCTTTCCATCTGAGCTTGTTCAGGCGTCATAGGAAGTTCATACCACATAGTCTAGCTCCAGTTCCCACAGTCTCTGTAGATCGAAATGGACTGAGTTAAACTTATCGATGAAGTCTCGCCCGAGATAAGGCTTCGTATAAGCGTCCCTCTCAAGATCATTGATCTCATTCTCGACAACTTTAATGCTCTTTTGAAGATTCGGATACTTAATCTCATCTTCTTCGAGTTCAACTTTCTTAAGATGAAGATAATGTAAGATAGGAGAAGACAGGGTATCGTGATTAAGGCTTCGGAAAGTTTGATCCGTCTCCTGTGGCCTCACCTGATGCTTCTGCTTATGACCCCACCGAGCATATAAGCCGGCCGACATCGCGAGTATCAAAAGTATTAGGCTGGCGTTTCTCATATAGAATGCCTCGGTCGGTCAACATGTCTGCGAAACACGACATCAGCAGAAGTCATCCCAAAGTTTAAGTTACTGAATATCTCTGGGTTCACTACCGGAACTCGATGATTCTTAGCCGCGTCCCGGGCTTCTAAATAATGGCCTTTGCAAAAATGTTTACGATTCGCGTAGTATAATCCAACTTCTCCACAATGACATAGTCCAGAAGGTACCGGCATGTTAATCGACCTTTATCTTAAGATGCCCATTAATTCGGGTTCGACGTCGAATTGGGTCGTACTGCCAAAGAGCTAACCCGCCTTCCATAATCATTTTCCAAATTAGCTCATTAGCATTCTTAACGTTTAATTTTCTATATATCCTGTGCATTCTCATCTTAGTAGAATGCGGAGTCTCACCCAAAAATTTGGAAATCTTCTTTATATTCATTCCTTTAGCTAGTAAGGTAACTGTATCCTCTTCATTTTGAGAGAGCACGTGATTGATTGGTCTCATAGACTCGATTCAGGAGAAACGCGTTGCACATCACATGGTTGATGATCTCTACTCTGGTGCTCATACCTGTTTCATCCATGATGTTTTGTACGTGGCGCTTTACGGTTTCAGCCGAAAGATTAAATTCAGAAGCTATTTTTCTATCAGACCAACCAAGCAATAAGTGTCTTACGATTCGTTTTTCGGAGTGTGTCATATCTTTTATGTGATACTGGATTGGTGCTTGGGAATTAGGGGTACGGTGTGCCCATTTTACATGACCATACGACCGCGAATATATTACTATATAAATAGATTAATTGAGTATGTAAATACTCAAACGGAGAATGAA